GTCCCCTTTAAATCATCGAATGGCTCAGCCACCGTCTAGTCATAATATATGTATTTTATCATATATTTTTAGTATTTTCATATATTTAGTTAAATTCCAGTAATAATCATTGTGGCCATGTTTTTACACAGAATGATTATATGCAAAAATCATCAATAATAACATATAAATTTTGACGTTTATTTGACGTCAAAAAAATAAGGGGTACCGATTGGGTACCCCTTTTGTTGTAATTTACTATTCAATATTATGTTTAGTGGTAAAATTTGCGATTTTTACTTCTAATCTAATTCAGTTAGTCTAAACAATTTACCATTTCTGAAGAGCATTTCACATCGATGGTTGTTTTCATCGACTAGTGTTGCTTCAAATAAACCTTCTTCCGGAACTTGAATATCTTCTGCGAAATTGTAAGTCTTTCCATTAAATTCAAATGTCTTTGCCATATTTTCACCTCATTGTAATATTGCACCGCCAATATCAATATTGTAAGCGTCAATTATCTTTTTCCGTAGTTCTTTAAACTCTTTACCATGACCTTTGAAATGGCACTCAATAGTAGCATGTGCGAGTTCATGATAGATTGTATTTAGTTCAATATCTTTATCATGGTTATCCTTGCTTAGTTCCACCAAGCAGGAATCATCATGATACCAATATGTAATACCTAGCAACTTTTTACTTCGTCCAATATATTTATGTATTAACAAATTAGGTTTAAATGAATATCCCAGTTTCTCAATATTGGAGATTGCTTGTAAAAAGATATCAGCATATGGCATCATGTCATCGTCGAGATATAGTGTACTCATAATGTTTTCTTTCAACAATAAACTATTAGTTGACTGTTGCAAACCGTGCAACTCGGAGATAATTGGATCACCATTCCTTTACTGTATATAGAACGCTACCACCTTCAAAATGCTGTCCGTCAAAGTGTGCTAACACTTCAACTTTACCAGCTTGATAGCCAATAGTTTCATAGGCTTTACTATCTAATACTGTTACACCAGCTTTAATCTTATGAGCCTTATTTAGGTTGATTTTATAAACGTCCACCTTTTGTTTATCCGTATTAGCAACTACTGCGGTTCTATCAGATTTTTCTGTAGCTGCTTTAGGTAAGGCCGGGTCATCACGTTTGATGGCCTGTTGCGTTTGTTTGGCCGCCTGTTCTACCGTAGGAGCTTGCACATAATAAGTTGCTACCGGTTGAGCAGTTTCCATCTTGGAAACAACTTGTTGTGCTTCCGCTTTGGTGATATGAATAGCATTAGCCAATTTTACAGGATCTTTTACTTGTTCCTGTTTTAATAGCACAGGCTTCTTAACCTGATGTGAATTATATATAGATACCCCTACAATGGCTAAAATAATTAAAATTAGCCCCCCTATGAGAATTTTATGTCGTTTTAGGTAACATAACACCTTGAAAGTCCAAAGTCTCATTATAGACCCCTTTCTTGCATTTCTTGCGAGAACATTTCTAATGCTTGTGCTTTTTCTGCATCGAACCGTTCAACAAGATTTTCACGCAACCAACTAGGATTACCTTCATAGTTCCATGGATGCAACTTTCGCTGTTCATATGCACCATTAATTAAATCCCAGTCAAACTTAATGTCGTTTACATAAGATAAGTTCCAATCAGGCTCCCAACCCGGAACATATTGCATTGCCTCTTTAAAAAGATTAACAACTTCACCGGGACCATATTGAACGGCCGCAGAAAATACAACATCACGCAATGCTCGGCTATGTTTATTTACATCAAAGAGTTCATTGGATAATTCCTTGCATGCCACATCATAATAAGCATATTTTATGTAGTCGTGCTGCATTTCCATGAATCCGTTAGGGTCCACAGTTCCTAACTCTTGCCATTTACTAATAAACTCATCGGAATTAATAGGTCCTGCACTTTGAAGGGCTCTCGCATAATCTTTGTAGAATCCATCTTCTTGACGCAAGCCCCAACCAAGGAACGCATCCACACTTCCGCAATTACTTGCCAATTGATAAGCACCATACGAAATTCCCCCACGGTCCCCCTCGCCTGTTGATACAATAGCTGGGTCCCCATTGCTTTCATACGCAGCACTTAATTTTCCTAGTTCCATTTGTTTTGCTCCTTCCTATTTGATTCACGTCCTCCTAAATAGCCAACGAGCCCGGAGGAAATACTCATGGCCAATTCGTTATAACCATAAAGGACGGCCATTATATTGACCGCCCCTAGAATGAGGATTGTTAACACCTCACGAATACTAATTTTTTCAATCATTTAATCGCCTCTTTTACAGATTTAATAAATGCTATTAATTGCTGAATTAAACCGATTGCACGTTTGAACCACCTCGATTCTACTAATTCAAGCTCGATCATGTTTTCTACACAGGATGCGAGTTCAATTACAATGGGAATAAGATACATTCCGGTGCTTAATAACACATCGATGCGACCTAAGAAAATAAATTCTACATCTGGTAATGTAAGCAAGATAAACGACAATACAAATAACCAAGGATATGATTTGACCAGTTTCTTTGTCATATCGGCTCGCAGTTTATTACTGACTAGGAACCTATGTTTCTTTCCATTGATTTCAACATATCCCCATCCACGCCAAAGTATGGCAAGTATTGTATTGGTTACCGTACAAGGTCTATTCGTTGCGATATTAAAGTTGCGCACCTCGACTAAGATGCGCAATATCGTATCAACAAATACCAATATCAAAGTACAAAATATAGCTAATGATATTTGTACAAGTTCATGTTCATTTAATCCCACCATAATAGGTGATGGCGGAGCGAAGATTTCAATCATATGTTTCCTGTCCTTTCAATTACTAAACGCTTAATCCCCTTATCAATGAATTCTTTCCTAGAAATTTGATTGTCAATATTAAACCTAATGAAATCATCATTATTATTGTTCCTATATGTTGTAATTGTGATTTCAATATCTTTAGATGTAGGAATCGTTAATTCATAAGCTTTTTCTGTCATTGCAGTAATTGTTACTCTATATTTACCTTTTGGTAAGTACACATACCATCGGTTAAACTTTTCTACATGCCATGCTTCCCACTTCCATGTATTGAATCCTATAGGGTCATATTGCACATACCCTCTATCTCCATTTGACTTAACAACATTTAATGGCGTTACATTCACTGAAACCCTTGCATATAAATCTTGGTCATTAAAACGGACACGGATGTAATTACCACCCGTGTCCTTAGAATTATCTGTTAAATTGTATGTTTGTATTTGCCCATTAGGTGTCTTGGTTTTGATAACTGCCATTATTCCACCCACAATTCTGCACCGTTTGCAAATAATAAATGTCCATTTAATTTGAATGTAGCAACTCGGCGCCATTCTAACGGAAATTCAGATGAATTATTATCAAACCGTATATACATGTCGTTTGAATTTGCGAAATATAGTTGACACCCTAATACACGATTATCATTAGAATTACTCCAAGGAATAGAAATACATGTGCCCCAACATTTTCTCCCACCAATCATAACCTCGTTAGCCTCACCAACTTTTAGTCCAGTAAATTTTGATGGAGATTTTACAAAATCGTCAGGGTTGTATTTAGGTCCACTAATAATATCTACAACTAAATTACCATTTATGGTATCCCCGCTTTTCTTTACATACGTTTTTTCGGCATCTTCTTTTAACATTAGTCCGCCAGTATTGGTACCGGATACATCGTCCTCAGTTAATACTTTAAAAGTTTTGTTTTTGTTCTTGTCGTAGTAGCCTAACGATGTGCCGAGAAATACGGTACGGTTATCACTCATGCCAAATTCCATACTATTGCCAGTAGACATCTTAACCGCATGATGTGCTGCGCCGTTTGTATCTGTTACTTGCACAGATGTATTATTGGGCATGATAATAGGGCCCTTCATCTTGCCGCCACTCAACCCTAAATAATCAAGGTTTTTCAATCGTTGCATATTGATTGAGTTTTCAAAATCGTAATTTGGGTCACCTACATAAATATCAACTTGGTGACGTTTGTTAGGCTTTTGAGTAAGCACAGAAAAATAGAACTTGCCATTGTAATACGCAATATCTTCAATTTCAGTTTCACGATTGATTTCAATGATCTGTTTAACCGTCCCAAACGGAGTACATTCAACCAAACTGCCTAGTGTTGCTGACATAATAGCTCCATTGAGCATGAAGGCGCCATTATTATTCATGTCAGGATATACATAATCTACTTGATAGCTTTTTAGTTTTTTAAATTCATCATTATACAAATTGATAGTTCGCACTCGTTGATTGCCAGCAATAGGAACGATACTTACATAGGTGCGTGTAATTGGATCATAGTCAATGTTGAATACTTTTTCTTGCAATGTAATGGTTTTTTCTATTGCCATAGTATCGGCATTGATAACCGTCAAATTGTTGCCGTTTTTTAGTCCGTTGGCGATGTAAATCTTATTGGTAAAGCGATTGTATGTCATCGTATTACAATGCCCTAGGCGCTCAGAATCCGTAAATTTATAGGTCCCTACTTTTTCAAAAGTGTCAGGATTGAGTTCATAAAGAATTTGATTAGTACCTTCACCATTGATACAAGCCAGTACAAATACATTCTTTTTAGAATTGTAAGTAAACCCTTGGCATTGGTTAACTTCTGCATCATACGTAATGTTTTTCACGAATGCTATGTTGGATGCACCTTTTAACATTGGTGTTTCTGTAGGATAATATGGCTTGATGTTGGTATATACACCCATATCCATGACAGAACCTACTGTATTAAAAGTTAAATGTTCAGTCAGTTTATATTGCCCATTTGGCACTAATAAGATTTTATTCTTTAGATTATCATTAGCTCGTTTAAATGCAGCCGTATCATCTGCTACACCATCACCAACTGCACCAAAGTCTTTAACCGACACAATACCATTTAGTGATTCTTTTCCAATGTATTTAGCATCAGCTTCTGTTTTAGTTACAATCCCTTTACCGCCGGGAACGGCTATTTCCTCGGCTTTCGATGCTGCTATTTCAGCACGCTTGGCAGCATCTTCCGCCTTTTTAGCATTACCTGTACTTGCGATTTGTTTATTATCGATGTCTGATTTAATCGTGTCTGCTTTAGATATTAAATCATTAATTTGTTTCTTATTCGATTCTGCCTGCGCAGCATATGCTTTCGTATTATCTGCAAGTACTTGGGTTTTCTCAAATGTATCAGCACTTTGGATAAGAGCTGTATTTGCAGTCGCTAATTTATCATCCACCGTTTGAGATAATGCATTAATATTGTCGTTAATAGCTGTTAGCTTTGTTGCATTATCTTGAACTTCATTGGCTTTTGCTTCTGCTGTTAATGCAGCTGCAATTGCTTTTTTAGCCGCCTCAATGGAATTATCGACTATATCACGTGCAACTTGATTTGGATCTTCATCAGCGCCTACACGAATTTGCAATGTGCGATCTAATTGTTCTTTTAATTCTTGTAGAATCAAAATAACCTTATCGCTCATATTTTCAATATGGTTATACGGCCATTTATTAGCAAGTTCTGTTGTTTGTGAAATTGGTGTTTGTCTAAACAATATAACTTTGTAATCAGCCGATAATGGATCGCCAGCACTTGGATATGTCAACGTTTTATTTTTTGCATCATATGCAATATTTCCTGTTTGCTTAAATTGTTTACCATCACTATCTACTAGAATAATTGAAACGTCTTTAATATTATTAAAGTCATACGGCCAAATATAAGTCTTGTTAACCCCATCACATTGATATTGAACAACTGGATTGTTGACTTGTGGAATCACAATATCCCGCCTTTCTTTGCTGCATATAAAGAGGACTACCTGAAATTAGGTAGTCCTTACTTTTATTTTTTATTCTTCTTTTCTTTTTTAGTCTTTAAACGCTTGTCTAACAAAATTGACATGAATACATCTTCAATCTTGGCATCCGTATCAGTTAGCCCTACACGCAACAATGTCCAGAAAGCATCGGTTACGGTATCACTAAAACCAGTTACACGGTTAGAAACCTGACTGAGCGAACGGCCTACATCAACGATATCTTTATTGTCACTTGAGATAGCTTGACCGGTATCCCATAATTTCTCAAAGATACTTAATCCCATTACGGTATTACCTTTATTGTATGGACGTTCTCCTAAAATAAATTTCATACCCATAGTGGCTATATCTCTCACTAACGGAATACCCATGGTTCCTTGTTGTACAAATTCTTCGACAAAAGACTTGGCGATAGATTCCGGATCATCATCGTCACCATTCGTCAGCGATTTATAAATTACCATGCCAATTGCTTGTGATACAACTGTCCACCATAGCATTCGAGCAAATTGTGTCCAGTCCCCTTTATCTTTTCCTGCATACCACCCTTCAGCAATAATGTTGTATAGAGTGTTGGCGTATGAATAAAATGGAACAAATAGCTGCGTTAATGGATTCCTTGCTCGTTGAATAGCTGCAGCGTCTTTAGTATCGCCACTTCCGAAAATATCTCGTATTGCTCGGTCACCTGCTTCAATTGCTTGTTGATTAATCCACTCAGTACTTAACCCTTCCTTGGATTGGAGTTCAGCAATCTTTTGATCATAAGCGAATTTCCATACCGGGATAGATAAGGCGAAGTCTGTTTCTGTGAGCAACCGGAATCCCATGTTATTAATTTCATCACGGATTGCAGCACCTTTTTCAAACTTATACCCGCCGATATTCTTGTCATTAATGCGGAGCCCCTTTCCTTGGATGGTTAATCCTTTTTTGAGGTCTTTATCCAAAGTTTGAATGCGTTCCCTCATGAATATGGATTGTTCCATGACAAAATCACGGGTATTGTTATAAAGCTCTGTACCGTGGCCATAGAATCCTACACCTGCATGATTAACGGCTCGAAGTACATTACCGGCACCAATACGATATACGGCAACAGGAATATTCAAGGTATTCTGAATAGCAACTGATACACGGCCAGCCATAATAGCCATAGATGTGTTTCTCTTTAATGCTGTAACAATCTTACCAAATGCATCAAGCTTAGCCGCTTCATCCTTCCAATTATCACGAACCCAAGTCCGCAAGAATTGATAGGAATTCATTCCAAATTTCTCAACAATATAGTTTTGAAACTCTCTATTGGCTACTAACCGATTCACATCCGTCACAGCTTTACGCATAGTTATATGATTGATTGATTCGGTAATAGCATTCGGAATAACGTCAAAGTCTAACAACAATGATTTATCCTTAACTACATCTAACCGTGATTTAATAGCACTCATTCCAGTGCCCAATATAGCATTACTGCTAACCATAGTCTTGGCAATGTCTTCTACTTCCTTGTCAGATATGCTTGCGTTGACTTCAGGATTATAAACAATCGGATAATACTGACCGTTGATAGTTCTACCACCAATAGAGAACGTAATGCCTTCTTCCTTCTTCAATGGGTTCCCATATAATTCTTCCTGAACTTTGCTACGTTCCATGTAGAATGAATTAATATGATCCCATGTCCGGATTATGAATTCCCAATCTTTATCGGTGAGGATTTCTTGAAAGGCTTTTTCCATTTCAACTTCAGTTACCTTGGCCGTTTCCATTGCCCGTTGGCGGTTACGTTCTGTACCCCAATTCAAAGCTAATGCAATAACCTGTTCCTTGGTTAGATTACGCAATTCCCCAACATCGTACATATGCTTATTTCGGATGTTAAATAATTCACGCTTACCATACACAGAGGATACATCTTTTGCCAATCTACGCATGGACACTTCCTTGCGTTCATTAAAGGCTTGTGTTGCACGGCTAATCGGATCATAGATATATTTCACTGCACTAGGTCCTAGTCGGCGCAAGAATGTTTCAACTTTGAGCAATGATAAATTGCCCTTATTGATAAGTCCTGCAACAGCTTCTAAACCAGTTTGATTATTTTGTGCATTAAAAACATTCCCATTTGCTTTGCCAAATGTTTCTACTGCTTCCGTTAATATGCCATCTACTGCATCATCAAATGTAATTGATTCACCTTTATCATTAAGAATAGTAGAGCCTTCGTAGGCATTTCGTCCATTCTTATACATGCCTGTCATTAATTCTTCCAATGTGTTCAATTGACTCACTGTAAGATTTTTAAATGACATAGGTGTTTTACCGTAGAATAGTTGCACTATCCATGGGTCAAGGAATGTAATACTTTGGTCACCTAGAATATCCGTATCAGGATCTAATGCATTAATTACCGCATTCATATCAAACCCATCTACCGGCTCAAGCCCATCATATTTGGTTAATCCCATTTGGTATGCCATATGCGCGTAAAAATATCGCATATTAGGTTCAATAGCAATAGGATTCTTAGGTCTCGTCATTCGATTTAGGTTGTCAAGTAACTTAGTTCTTAACTTCTTAATACGGAGCGCATTGTCAAACGCAACACGGGCTCTTGCTTGGTTTAATAGTTGAGCTTGTTTTGCTTGTAGTGCTTCTTCTAGTTTATTGACAGCTAACGCTCTATCAGCACGCTTGCCCTCACGAATAGCTTGGTTTTGATATTTCTTATATTGGCTAGCTTGGGATAAGGTCAAATCGCCTAATTCCTGTCTAGCACGATTCATATAATCAGATACCACACCTACACCACTATCTCGGATAGCTCTTACATTATCGATTCGTTCTTGTAAAAGATCTTTTAGTTGTTCAATGCGTTCCAATGTACTTAGGGATTGATTATCCATGCGTTCCTGCATCCGCACTTGTAATCGTTCTTTTTGCTCTGTTACCTTATCAAGTTGATTTGTAATCGATGTCAATCGCTTACTTAATTCGCTATTTTCATCTTTCAATTCAGACTCACGATTTTTAGCTTCTTCCTTCAAGTCATCTCGTTGTTTCTTTAAACGTTCGATTTCATCATTCGCCTTGTCCAATTCTTTAGAAACAGAACCAAGCTCTTTATCAACCTTTGCTTTTTCTTTACGAAGTTTTTGTTCTTTTGTTAACTCTTTTTCGATTATTTCTAAATCAGATTCGATTGTTTCTGAATTAGGCTCAAGTCGATTTAACTTATCGAGTAGTTCCCAGTTTTTTGCAAGGTCCCGATTGGTTTGTGATTTGATGATTTTAGCTTCCTCTTCAGTAAGTTTCATTTGACCGTCTGAAGATAATAACCATTCCTCAGCAATTTCTATATTAGATTTACCAATATGGTTATCTTCAATGAATGCCTGCTCGGCAGATTCCATAGCTTGATTAACAGCTTCATTGAATGTAAATCCAGTCTGTTCACGTTCAGTAGCTTCTAATTCTTTTAGCGTACCGTATCGAGTATTGATTAATGCATCCTTACCAAATGCGTTATATCGTTGATGGTCTTTGTAGATAGGATATTGTTCCATTAAACGCTTTTCGATATCGGCTTGAATAGAATCTTTTTCATCGTTCCATTCTTTGATTGGACGATTTTCTAATTCTTTCATATACCGCTTCATTACACGCTCTTTCGCCATTTCCCCGACGTCGGCAATATGGCCTTGAACCTTTGCTTGCTCAGCTTCATCGAGCTGTTTAAATAACTTGCTAGATTCAAATTGTTCAAGTGCCTGTTCTTTTGTGTAGGCGTCTATATCTTCTTGGGTAGCGATCATACGCGCCATGATGTCTTGAATTTCCTTCGGTGGCAATCCGCCTAGTCGTGTCACCGCACGATAGATACGGGTTAGCCATTTAGAGAACATTCGGAATACACGTTGCAATCCTTTAGTAGGTGCGTTACCTTCACGAAGGTATGCTTCCCATCCACGAGCGAACTTTTCATGTGCCTTTGTATTGTCAGCACCTTTCGCATCATCCCATTCAGACCACTCTTTCAACGATTGCCAATCATCTTTTACTTGTTGAGGTGCATTTTCCATTTCAGCTAAGTTCTTAATGTCGTCAAAGAATACGTGTCCCATTTCATGTAGGAACGTTGAACGGTCAGCTGTTTTGAAGATTTGAATAAGGCGGTCAGTAGGACTATTAATTTGCGTCATACCGTTGATAGATTGATTGTACTTTTCAATGATTTTAATAGCCTTATCATCGAATACTACATAGCATCGTCCGTCTTGTTCACCATCGTAGTATATGCCTTTTATACCGATACTATTTAAAAATTCACTAGCCTTTTTAGCATTTTTCACATTATGAAGATTAAAATGTTCATCATTACCAAGTGCATGAGATAAGAATGAATACAGCTGTTTACCATCAATATTTGTTTTCTCTAATGCACCATATACATCAGTCTTAACATTCGAGATAGCTTTTTCTTCACGTTCTCGTTCTAACTGTTTTTCTTTCTCGTATTGTGAATATAGATCATATCTAAACTTTTTATACACAGCTTCCAATAAACCTTCATTACCAGCTATGGTATCAATATTTTCATCTATACCTACTGACTTCAAAAATCTATCAATATTTCTTTTTTGAATTTTATTGATGTCATTTATTGTTTTATTTTTGTTATGTAGTTCAGATATTATGTACCCTACATCCATAAAGTGTGTGTATTTATTTGTCCATTCATCACCAATAATAGCCCCTTTGTGATATTTAATTAATAGACTTGTAAAACGTTCCAGTTGTTCTTCTGGCATTTTATGTAATCCGTTTTTCAAGCTATCTCTTACATATCGACTATATCCAGAAATAGGATATTGCTCTGGTAATAACTCTGTTTCATTTGGTATTTCTACTTTAAAAATGGACTTCCATTCTTGTTTAGTAAATTTACTTTCTTTTAATAACTTAATTGCTTCTACAGCTCTTTTGGTTTGTGATATAACAAATTGAGTATTTTTCCCTTTCTTTGAGTCTATAAATTTATGTAAACTTTTAATTGCCTTATCGTTACTCCCTACTTCCGCAATTTCAGTAAGAGCCATAGACAAAGGGTTTTCATCGCTTATAACATTTCCTGTTTTCTCATCATACCATTCTGCATCTTCATTTATTTTATACTTTGTTTTCTCTGTAACAATCTCTATGCTATTTGCACCTAATATATCCCTATAATTTTCTGCTATCTTCTTATCTTTAGCAAAATATAATCCCCAACCATGTGCTTGATTGCCCTCACCGCTACCGATAGCGCCTAAATCAAACTCATCAAAATTATGTGGTGAACCATGCCATACAGCTTGATAATATTGATAATTATATTGTTTTCGGAGCTTGTCTAAATCTGTTTCGTTTGGTATACTATTGTTAATCATAAACTGACTAACACTCATTTGTCCGCTTGATTGGACGTTATTGACTGTTAGTTGGTTTATTTTTTTTGTATTACCATACAATAGATCTCCATTATGTATCGCATTAGAATACCATGCATTATTAACTCTAGGGAATATACTTTTAACCCTTGTCTGATAGCTATTTCTACCACTTTGAACATCAAAAACCAATGGAACATGAACAAGGTTATTTTGTGTATCTCTCAACTCAACAACAGCAATAATTTCACCTTTTACCGAGGTCTTATTAACAGGGTCAAAGTTTTTGAATATCGCAATCGGATTTGATAAGGCACCCGGTAATTGTTTCATAACATTTAAATCAAATTTATGTGCATGCTTATTAGCAAACACTTTGTTAAGCATCTTGGTTGTTATATAAATATCACCAGTTGTAAATTTATAGTCAGGATCTTTAATCGTACTAAATACTAAAGGTGCGGACATCATTTTAGTCACGCCTTGTTTAAGCGTTCCGTTTTGTAAATCGTCTATTGTTTTTGACCATTGATTTATATCGGCTTGTAGTTTTTGATGCATTGCCAATTGTTGCGCATAACCATTCTGACTATATACCCCACCGTTCATTTGTATGCGAATAGTATTGAAATAATCCATGGCCGTATAGTTACCACGTCCTGCACGTCGCATAATATCAGCCATAATATCAGCATGTTGTGCCATAAGCAATGCATTAGCTTCAGCCGTATCACGTTGTTTACGGTCTATTGTTTCATCGCTCATTATGGATTTTAAAGACTGATACACTTCATAACCAGATTTGGATAATTGCATACGTAAGGCGATGTCATTATCTGCTAATTCAAATAATGTATCTCGCATTGATTCTAGCGATTCAATCTGTTTAAGTGTATGCGCCATATCAGCATAATGGGCACCGGCTTGATTAAGTGCTTCCGGATTATCCGCTAATGCACTTTGAGTACGAGCAAGACTGGATTGATATGCCATTCGTCTACGCTCTGAATTAGAACGTGGTGCTTTGCTATCACCTAACCATGTAGGATTGACTCCGCTAGTACGTGCCGTTTCTAAATCGGTATCCATAGCATCAAAATCGCTTGTATATTGTTCACGGTACTGTTCAGTAAGTTCCTTGTACACATTGTTAAAGGTTTGTTTAATATGTGTTGGATCCGCAAGAACCACATCAAGCATTTCTTTGTCTACATCGGATACTTCATTAAAGTAGGAACGAATAATATCATTCTTAACACGCTCTGCACGTTTTTCGGTATCATCCTTAACAAGGTCTTTCATAGCATGTACTTCTTCTTTTGCACGTTCAAGCGTTTTCATGGAAAGACCACCACGTGTAAAGTAAGAAGATTCTTCTAATGCTTTAACTGTTTCTTCAGACAAGCCGCCACTTAATTGAGCATATGAACCTATAGGAATTTCAATTGGAGCATCAGCCGTAATCGCTTTAGATACTTCCTCTTTTGTTACCAATCCTGCATCTACCATATTACGGATAGCTGCTTGACCTTCAGCAGTTTCAGCCATTTCATTGACATTTACATAGGCAGTAGATACGCCTATATTATCGCCTTGAGCTTGTACGATTTTTCCATACAACTCAGGGTTTTCTTTTGCCAAATTATTAGCGGCAGCATCGTTTTTTAGATTCTGCATAATAACATGGCCGTTACGGTTTTGTTCTTCCATAACGGCCATGTGCTGTTCTTCAGGGGATAACTTTTGGAAATCTTTAAAAGCTTTCATGGTACGAGCACCACTGATGCCGCCACCAATTACACCGAAACCAACTACCGCTGGCAATGCTTGCCACATAGCCTCGCCTGCGCCAACAAACATATCACCTACGGAATAATTTCCCTCTGGATCATTCGATTTGCGCCATAAGTTATGCTGTAATTTTTCATTGACATCTTGCAGGCCCTCTTCAAATAGTTCTGGAGTGCCAGCCTTAATAGAACTTTTGGCCACCTGTGCAGCAGTAACACCAATACCACGATTAAATGTCTCAGCTGCATTAGTAGTCCCTCTTGAAACTGCATTGGCAAGTGCGGACTTAGGAGCGATTTTAGATGCTGCTTTACCAATAGCACGAGTCGCCACAAATTCAATCCCCGCATCAACTGCGGCAAATGACATGGCGTATTTTTTTGCTTCGTCATCAGAATATATACGATTGCCGTTACTGTCTCTTTTATTGATTAATTCAAGATATTTATTGCCAAATGACATTTGATACATTTGTTCTGCCATACCTACTTGTATGCCAGTATTCAAGCCAACTAATGCACCCGGAATAGCACCCTCGCCCCCTACTGGCGCAGTAGCAACAGCACCAGTAGCTGCACCTAACGCCATACCTTCTGCAGCACGATTTGACCCTTTGATAGCATGTACAGCCATCATATACCCTTGCGCTGCAGTTTCTCCAATCACAGCTTCTAAAATACTACTGCCATCAGATTGTCTATATTTAGATAAATTTTCATCTAAACGATTAATTTCTGCTGTTAATTCAGCAATCTTATTAGGGTCATTTTCTTGAGATAATTTATAACCGGCTTGTGCACGCAAGATTTGGTCATTCATAGACCAAACATTTTGCTGTACCGCATCAAATACACCATGTGTATTATTGATAGATTCGAGATTGCGCAATGCAGTAATAGCTTCGGCAGAACTTTTATAATTTATGGTATTAAGTTCCGGATACATATCACGGATTTCTTGAATCGTTTTACCTCTATCCATTTGTGCAGCAGCCAATTCAGCACGTCTAATGCCTTCTTGGCCACTTGCCATAATTAAATCCGGATTAATACCTAGCTTTTCGCCGCTATCAATAGCAGACCGGCTCCAATCCTCTTTATTCCATAAATATATTTGTTCTGCACGATGCATAGCCGGTTGCAATATTTCACTAGCCTTATTTACAAAGTTTTCGCTTTGTTCAGGCGTTACATCCGTTTGTGCTAATGCATTGAGACTATTAACATCAACAGTAGCTTGCGATGGGTCTTTATGTAACCAAGCATTAAACCCACTAGCGGCATTACTTATGGCTTTACCGTATGAATTGTCTGTGGTTTCTTGTTGTATAGCACCTTCAAATGGTGTATGTGCTTTTGATTGAATACCAAAAGTACCATTTGTTGCTTGTTCAGGTGTGATTTTATAATTACTCATTATTGCCCTAACCTTTCCGCCAACTCTTCAGGTGTAATCGTATGTTCTTCTCCGCTACTATCTTTATAAACATAATACGGTTGTCCATCATCACCTGTAGTGTTATATAAACCATACATACCATTAGCAGCTAATTGAGCATTTGTATATTTAACGGCAGCGCCTTTACCGCCAAAGAAATTTGCCATTTTCCCTGCACCCCAAAACTCACCTGTTTTAGTGGAAGCAATTGCTTGTTGTGCTACTTCCTCAGCACCCCATTGTGCCATTTGCGCCGGTGACGGATCATATCCGTTCTTTTCTCTAAATTCTTGTACTTTAGGATATACTGCAGCAGATACACCTTGCCATTCAACCCCATCAATTTTCCTACCTGCTAGACTTTCTATGCTACTTTTCATGCCTTTCATATTAGGAGAATACTTCCCTGTACCATTAGCGTACTCATCAAATTCTTTATTAATTTGCGCTAATTGTTGAGGGTTAAAATACACGCCCATTTGTCCTATAAAATCATTTAGGTCATCCATGCTTTTAAATTGACCGTTAGCGATGGCTGTCTTCACGCCTAGCACATTTACCTCTTTAGCTTGTAGTGCTTTCGCGGCTGCTTTATTAACTGCTATTTGCGCTTGATTCAATTGCCCTTGCATGGCTCTTGCATATTCAGGATGTGTAGCAGCATAATCCTGTCTAATCTTCAACGCCGTTACATCGGTCCCGCCATTCTTAGCATCGGCAGCAACCATTTGTTCTACCTCAGCTTTTTGATTTTCTAATGCCACAGCACGACTATGTGCAATTTGTTGTAATTGCGTAGCAACATTACGTTGAATCATTTCTTTACGCTGTTGAGCCTGTGCGGGAGTTTCCGCTTGAGCTTGCCCATTAAATAGCCGTGATTTAACCTCTTGTATATATTGGCGAACACTTGGTTCATCACCGTTTCCTTGTGGTGCATCCCACGAATAATGATTGCCATCACTATCAATGGCATCTGGTGCGCCGTCTTTCCAACGCTGCCCATTCACAGGGCCCGCATACCATGCAGCAAAGGCCCCTTCAACACCATATTTTTGTGCATACTCACCTAATTTGAATGCGGCAACTTTCTTTTGTGCTTCCGGGTCAGACATATCGGCCCCCGGAATACCTGCTTGTTCGCTCCATTCAGGCCAATTACTTGGTAAAATTTGGAATAAACCATAAGCACCTGTCCGACCATTAACAGCGCTAGCATCACCGCCGCTTTCCTGTCCCATTACAGCCGCTTTTAAATTTTCGACAGTCGCCTCACCAGTACTGCCCGCAACTTTACCAAATCCACTTTCAAATAATTTATTGGTAACTTTATTTAAAAGGTCAGGATCATATGGGTCAAATTCGCCAATAACATCACGAATCGTCTTTTCATTGCCGGTCGCCAATACCATACTGGCTTTACGTACCTTTTGCCGATACCCCATGATTTCCTTTTCGTCAATCAATCCGGATTCGGCGACGGCGTTAATCATCTTATTTGCACCGTCTAAATCATCATCAGAGATTTTCTTTTCAATCATGGTAACTGCAGTATCTTGCTGCGCCTTTTTAACTTGAAGATTAATCGTATTATCGTCATATCCAAGATTAGCAAGTTGAGCATGAACGCTACCGCTTATTTGTTGCATAGTTTGTCCAAATGAATCAGGATTGCTGTTTACAACGCCGTTATTAGCAATGTTTTGAATGCTCATATTCAACGCCTTCATGGCACTATCCTCATATTGGCCACGAACATATCGATTAATTGTATTAATTGTATTTATTCTGTCGTTATCAACAATTTTGTTAAATGCATTAATCGAATCTGTCATCTTAAATCCGTATTTTCTCATGATTTCATTTCGTTTAACAGATTCAATCTCACTGTAATCAGTAGGAATATTTAATGCATTTTCCCCCTTACGGTTCATAAGACCATTGTCAGGGTCATACATAGCCTGATTCATGGCTTCTGTATATTCATTGGTCGCATTTACTACATCTACCAATTCTTTTTGTTTTTGGATTTGTAGCATAGTCGAACCTAAATCACCAATTGCTTTGCCTAAATTTGACAATCCTTGTTGATTACCGCCATATGCCATTTCATTCCCGCTAGCTTGTGTGCCACCTTGGATTGTATTTAATTTTTGAGTGGGATCATAATTAACAAATTTCATATCCTACCTCATTTTGTAATCACGTTTAACAGTCACTACAGGACCCCTATCTGTATACCCCACAGGGTCACCACCATATGTAGTCTTCATCTTGCCACCCGCATATTGCTGTTTGAGACTATACATAGATGATGCGGCACCAAGAATACTACCTAACATTGCCATATTGCCTTGGCGTCGTGCATTCTTAGCGGAAGCACGTGCAGCATTAGCTTCATTCTGATAGTTCATACCATTCAAATATTCGTTGTAAATAGCATTGTTTTTATTCTGTTCCCAGTTATACACATCTTTGTTGTATTCATCATAACTGGATGCCATTAACTGTAATGGGGACCCTGCCATTTGCAACCCGCCTGCTCCGGCTTCTGCTGCATTTGTGCCGGCTACAAGCCGCATGCGATTATCCATTTTGTCACGCTCTTGTAATTGTTGCATGGCAATTTGCTCTTGTTTGCGGTCAGATATTCGCTTGTTAGCTTCTGCCGCTTGTGCTTGGGCGTTGTACATCGAAACTTGCGCTTTGGTTTGTTGATTTTGCGCAATCAATCCTACGCCGGTACTGACTGCGGTTAAGATTGCCGCTGCGGGTAAGCACATATAAAGTCCTCCTTCTTGAGAGTGAATAATTCTAAATCACCAACTTTTACAGTTGGATGAATAACGGCCCCAATCGATTCGAGCCATCGTTTCGTTTTAGTGTTAGTTGTGTGAACATAATTAAATAGCCATTCCTTAGTCTCTAACCATTCACCAATGACTTGATTACTCAATTTAATAAAACGCATCTGCCACCGTATATCGTTTTCTAATACTTTATTACCAAGGAAGTAAATCCCATACATTCCGTTAACTGGTTCTTTTGCAATCCCATATACGCAAATAGCCATATCGTCTTCTACAACGACATGGCTATCATAATCAGATTTACAAATCTCGGAACAGAAATCCTTGAAGGGGTATAAACGATTCACCTCGTGGACTTCTATGGCATCTATTGCCCTTAGATTGACTTCTAGGTCGTGAATTAATTTATCTCGCCGTATAGGCTCAATTTCGTCAATTTTATAATCCCGGTACATCTCTTAGTCCTCCGCCAATTTCAACTATGCGAGTTATAGATAACAAATTAAATGGGAATGGATCACTATGCTTTATACATATCGATGTATCAGTTGAATAATTTGTCCCCATTTTAGGTAGGATTACCGGCTTATCTCCTGTAAATAACTTATCGGGTGGCAATGTAATATTATCCATACGTTCAAATGTACGTCCAACTTTACCGCCAAACGATTCATAAACTCGTAATACCACTCGTGATACTGTAGCAACACGACCTTGTAAAGTACCGTCTTGCATTTGCATTTCTACAGATGGAACACGAATTTTAGAGGTAAATGGTAATCCGATTTTGATATTGCTACCACTTACATTTAACGGCAATAAGCCATCATCTGGTACAATCACATCTGGTTGTTGCTTCCCATCAATTACCACTTGTACAGTTTGACCGCTCAAATGAGGAATGTTAATACTATCAATTGCATTACTCGACTTAAATTCGACATAGCAATCAAGGAATACATTCACATCATCAGAATACAGTGGAACCATACGCTCGATGCATTTCACCTTTTTGCCTTGTAATGTGCGCTCGACAAGTGTATATAAACTATCCTGTTCACCCTCAGACACGGATTCGCAGTATAGATATTTACCATTAGTAACAAAGTGTGACCAGCCATATACCTTTTGCTCTGGAATATAGGTCAAGCAATTAATTTCCCCATCATTTCGGATGTAGTAAATAATACTGTCCGGGTCCTGTGCATATGCACTGGTGATGGTTAGATAACCTCTAACTCGTGTCTTAACGAATAGCGTTAAATCTTGCCCTGTATAGTTATCACTCTCATAAGAGTACCCCATATCACGAACAGTACCGCCACGCTCTTGAACGAACACGCATCGATTACCTATGAATTGTGGTTCACATGATAGAGCCCCTCGTTGGGTTTGTGTCTTTAGGTTACAGTTGGTAGGAGTAATAGTCTTATCACCGCTTACAATCCATTCATTACCGCTTGTTAGAATGATTAGATCATTAGCCGGTACGAGATGACGAATCTCGTACATCTTACGATTAATCACCGGCAACGTAATCGAGCTATCGTCTGTAATAGTACCTTCTACCTTTTCAACCCCAAAGTTTGGATAGTCCCCAGTTCGGCTCATCCAAATATAATTAGGGTTCTTATTAGTAGCCGCTACTACAAATCTATCTTGATAAAACGTACATAACTTAGGATATCCATTACTCCGGCCCCAACTACCCATTTTCCATTTTGAGGTAGCTTCATTTTCAACAATGCCATTCAAGATATTAATCTTCATGGTTTTAGCATCTACAAATTCTTTCAATTCGATAATGCCCCATGTAGTGTATGGAAGAATTGAAAGGTCAACATTACATTCACCGCTTTTAATATCTGATTGAATACGTAGTTTTGCATTTGGTTCAATTTTTCCAGCGTCCGTTACGTTGTAATCATTGTTAGATGAATATGTACGGTAATCTTTCCATGTAGCACCATCATTTGTAGTAATTTGTATCTTAACAGTGCCAGTCCATGTTCCGTGCGTTGTAAATTTCCACGACAAATCTTGGTCTGTTGAATACGATTCTACATTGTAATTGATATTATTATATTCATTCCATTTATGAACGCCACTAAAATGTGTGCGTTTTTCTTTTTTTTCAACAACTGTACCACTACTTTTAGTATGAACAGCAGATACAAAATACCCAAGTTGCATTACCATGCCAACCATATCCGCATTAAATAGATCTTTGCTAGAACGAATTGTATCGCCTGTTACTGTAACGGTAGAGTTAACATCTGTATTGATTGTGTCATACGGCTGTTCCGTTAACTTATAGGCTTCAAGTCGCCAGTCTGTGTCACTATATCGTGATAGCGTTTGAATAGGGTACTTTCCACTACAGATGAACATTACATCGCCTGACTGGCTGCAGTTCAAATCAAACAAGATATCGCTAGTAAAAGGAGTAGTAACTTCAATACCGGTGTAAACACCGTAATTCCATACACGAATATATTTGTCGCCAAACTCGAGCATGAAGGAATTGTTAGTATTTGTCGTAAATTCAAATAATCGTGTTGGCTTATCGCTATATTTAACTTGCCCTACATATTGGCTGCCTTGCCGTTTAGCAACGGCTCCATATGGACGAATAACCACATTCTCTGCTTCTAATAAGGCACTTTTATATTGTTCAAGGTCAAATCTACTAGATACATCCGGCGATACCTCACCAGTTGTAAATGCTAATTGTGAGATATAGATAGGATTACTCATTACCAATCCCTCGCTTTCACATAGCTAGATATATAAACTGTATCTTGCTTACGTTCTTTAGCATTCATGCCTTTTGCCTCTTGAACTGCCGCTTGATACAGCTTGTATGCTTGGTCAAACAATCCTCTATCGCCAGTTAATGGCATGGCTAGTGCGCTAGCCAGTTTACACTGCAGCATATAAAGGGATATCGAATCCCAAACATCCAAATCTGTTACATCATATATATAATCAATGAATGCCAGTGGCACATCGCTCACTATGCACTTTTTGTTATTTCCAATATTAAATATGTTGTATTCCGGTTGCGATTCCGCATGGAAGCGATCGCCTTGTGGAATAACACCTAATATCCGAATACATTGTTCCGGATACGCATATACATAATTCCACCCATTAATTTTATGAGCGGACAATACCAATCTTTCATTTTTACGTGCAAAATTCCATTCAAATTGTCGCAATACCAACTGTCTTGTTGCATCATATTGCATACGGCATTGACGGCCTTGCTCGGTTTCTTCTTCAAATGAGTAAAGCAACCCTGCATTAATTAATGCAAGTGCTTGATTACAGATGTCAGTAGGTGTCATAGTTCCCCCTATATGGTAATAGAGGGATGCATAAGCACCCCTCATATTGTCACTTATTCTTCCGTAGCATCGGTTTTCTTTTTGCTTGTTTTCTTAGGCTTTTCGTTGCCAGTATTTTCATCTGGTGGATTTTCATTGCCTGTATTGTCACCTTCAGTATTTTCATCTGGTGGATTTTTGTCATCCGGTTCTGTTTCAGTAGGCTGAGTTTCAGTAGACGGTTTTTTGTCTTTATCCTTAGATTTTGGGTTAAAGATTTTTGCTACTTCATCTTCATTACCAGAGAAAAGCTGTTTAAAATAATCAGGCTCAAACTCTTTAATTTCTTCTTCAGAGAAATTAATACTTTCACCTGCTTGAATTAATCCACGGTTGCCGTGGTACATAGTTTCTTTAGCCGTAAAATTCATAGTTGCACCTTCTTATTTCAAATTTACACCATCTGTTAAGAATGATGTAATAGTAGCAGCAGTCATATTGTTAGCATTAATGCGAATGAACTTTTTCGCACCTGCAGGAAGTCGACCTTTGTATTCTGTACCAGCTTTGGAGTTCTGTGGCAATGTAATAGCTGTTAACAATGCGGCATCGGCCATATTTTCTTTATCAGATGTGTACACATTAAATAAAGGTGTACCTGTAACGTCTTTATCTAAACGAATATACAACCATAAGGCAACGGCAGCATCACCACCGTTACCATTCATCACCACGTCAGAATTGGTGTTTGCAGTAATTTCTTTTTTCCAGAAAAATGTATTTTGTTCATCAATAATCATTGAATTATGTTCCTTTCTTTACGCAATAACACGAGATTCAGTGCTTAACAATGCATCAATTTTACGAACTGGCACGCCGTTTGCACGAGTAACAAGTTTACCCATTTCCATATCTTCAGTGATAGTGGAACCATGTTTTGTGTTCTTTTGCAAACGCAAGAATGTACGCAATGTACGGTTCATATACCAAACTGGGCGAACACCACCAAGGTTAGGAATACGTTCTTCCGCTTCAATCATTAAGTTGATAAGATCTGCACCGGCTTTAGCATCATTTGTCAATTTCGTAACATCGATATTAGCAATACGAACTACGTTTCGCCAATCACGTACAGTCAAACCAACATCATGTTTAAAGTGAGTGCGATATGCCTCGAACATGGAGCTATCGTCTTTAGTTACAGTAACAACGCCTTTATCTTCTTGGTGTAAGCCTGCTGCAGAACCTTCAGGATAAATACCATGAACAGATAAAGGACCCCAACCAACAAGCCAAATAGACGCCAAGTTACCTGTGCCGCCTGCATCAAGAATGTTTTCTGCACTTGCTGCCTTCTTAATATCAAGAGTATTGAATCGAGGAGCCAAGCCAATGAATTTTTCTGGCGTATTTTCATCGCCATAGAAAATTGTACGACATAATTCTTGACCCATAGATTCAACGAATGCTTTATCTTCAGTTGCACGGAAGGATGCTTTATCTTTGGATTTATCAACAAGCGCTTTATCAGTTTGAGAGTAAGCTTCAAGCATACCACAAGTGTCAGTGATTTGACGTGTGGAGGATTTAGACGCTTGAACACCGCCATATAATTTACGCCATGTAACATCTGGTAAACCAGTACGTACAGTTGTTACAAAGCTAGACCCTTGGTTGCATTCGACCATCGTCATATCTTGAATGATTTCTGTCGATTGGTCTAATTGCTCAATAATTTGAGCAACATTACCATTTGGATCCATTCGTTTTTGCAAATCTAAAAGTGTTAAATTTTGAGTTCCAATTGTAGCCATTAATTATTTACCTCATTTCTTATACATAGATGGATACATGTTTTGTTTTGCTGTTTCTTCATCAGAATTACCGGTTCCAGCTTGTCTTGTACCTTTCCCCGGGTCTTCCTGAACCATTTCACCAACTGCCGCAAATACCTTAATCATGTTGATGTTGTTATCGATATGACTATCAACAAGTAATTGACGTAATTCAGGTACCGCTTTAGTTAGTGCTTCAATGCCTTTACCTGCAAGGGCTACAGTTTCATCGAATTTACCGCCTAATTCCTTTTTGGCGTGTTCGTAATCCGCTTGTTGCTTTTCAACAATTGCTTGTTGTTGCTGCTCCTGATAAGCTGTCAAGATGTTTTGTGCGTATTGACTGCCAAATTTGGCTAGCTCAACAGCCTGTTCCTGTGTTGCACCAACTTGATTAAGTAGCTTGCTAAAATCTGCTGATACAGTTTCATCAAGTTCAGTACCTTCAGGAAATACATCCTTAAAGTCATAAACCGTTGGTTCAACAGGTGGCGTATTATCACCGCCTAGTACAGATGGATTACTACCTTCGCCATCTGGTTTAGCAGGTGGTTCAGTAGGTGGCGTAGGATTATTTTGGTCCGGATTCGCGCCCGGTTCATTGCCAGTCATGCTATTGTTAGCTCCAATATTTTCTTCAGCCATTTTGTTTCTCCTTTTCGACTAAATTATTAAAATATTCTTGTTGCCCAATATATTCGAGCTGCGCTTGATGGTACTGTTTAACGCCATCGGTGCCTAATTTAACTAGGTCCTTATGGAATGACAGCCCTATCGAACGCCTTCCTTCGTTAAAATACGTCTCACTATTTCCAGTGAACGATTGCTTTAATATGCCCGAGCGATCCATCAGGCGACAAAAAAACCACCTACCCAGCTCTGTGCTAAGTACGTGGTTAAGCGCTTGCATATCTCGCTCTTGCATATAATCTTTAATTGTTTTCATCTAAACACCGTCCATTCCTAGCCACTGCTGTAGTGCAGGATTTCCATCATTGGCGGCGTCTGTTGCTTGTTTTGCTGCTCCAGCCAATTGAGGTGCTAATTGTGCAGCCTGAATCAATTGTTGTTGCTGTTCCTGTTCAGCCTGTGCCTGTGCCTGTTGTACTAAGATTTCTTGATATTCATCATCTGAGCGAATAATCTTAGCTGGTACGCCTAAGTTAACTCCGTATGTATTGGCGGCCTCTTCAAAGTTAAACTTGTTAACGATGTTAGGATTAGCCTGTGCCAAACTCATGATGAACGCAAAATACTGTTCGATATTCACTAATGAACTCATCTTTTGCGCTTGGGCTAACGGCGAGATATATTCAATCTTAACCTCTTGACCGTTTAACTGGTCTAAGAGTTCCTCATCATCAACAGGTGGAAATACACCGGCACGATCTAGTACCGAATACACACGTTCAATGATTGGATTCAAGAACTCAGATAACAGCCGTTCAACCACAGGGCCTAATTGTTGGAGTTTTTCTTGAGTACGTTCCATAACTTCACGAGCCGTCATCTGGCCCTTGTCGATTTGGTCTAACATCAAGAATAAATCAGCACTATAGGCTCTCTTGATTGAATCCTCTGTAACTGCAATCTTATTCTGGATATCCTGTAAATTAGACTGCACAGCAAACATCGGTTCAACTTTATGTTGACCCTCAATCTCTGTAATGCCACCCGGATACAAGTTAACCGTACTAATGACATCAGATGGTGCTTGCATAGGAGGTTTAACGCCCAATTCAACGGCGGTCAGATAGTCAAATTCTAACTTCTGCAGCATTTGTGAATCTGGTTGAGCAAACCATGCGGCACCCTTACCGTAACCATTCAAGTCCATCGACGTATGCCGAGCAATGGGAATTGGCCATTCTTCAAAACCACCATGATACAACACTTCATCACTGTTACTGCCGTCAACCCAGTAAATGGAGGAATACGGCATATTGCGACGGCCTAACTTATCCTTACGGTCTTTGTTAGGCTCAACCAACCAATTGACTGTGAATGATTGTTGCAAGCCATTTCCATTGTCGTAAATATTCTTAATATTATCCGGGCAATTTTCATATCCGAACTGTTCGACAATCTGATCTACTGTCATTTTGTATTTACGACCAAAGATATTTACGATTTCCTTGCTATTAGTGCTAATAGCATAGGTACCTATTGGATATGATGTAAAACGAACACCAAATTCACTATCAGCAAATATCCCCATTGGAGCTTGCCCCATAGGCAATTCCATATAAACTTGGTGAACTACGCTATAGAAATTAGATTTAGCAAGAACCGCATACAAGATTTCTTCACGTTCATCCAATAGTTCAGCAACTTGGCTATTAGCTGCTACGTCGATGTTCTCCATGGTTAGCTTAAACCATTTACGGCTCGGAGGCGTTAAGCCGCTCATAACACCACTAGCGAATATTTGACAAGATTCCCAAGCTACAGGGTTTAGGATTTTACCGTTATACGGTTCTGATTGGTCTTCCTCACTATCGAATTGACCTATGAACGGCAACTGATAGTCACGCAACTGTTTCCACTTATTTACGTATCGTTGCTGCGCATTAAACAGCTGAGAGAATTTCTTTCGTAACTTCGTATAATCACGCTTAACAGGCTTAACACCCTCTGTAGGTTGTCTAGCTAGTAAAGATTCCATTTCCGCCATGCTAGCCCCCTAAAATTGATTTCTGACCGCCTTGTGCAGTCGGACCTAAGATAGTAGATTCAAACCCCTTCTTAAATTTACGTCTTTGCTCTGCCATTTCATCACCTGTAGTTCTGCTCATGGCATCCGTTTGAACAGTTGGAGCCGGAGCAGGTGGTGTGTAGTTAGCAGATGCACCTTTCATACACATCTTTATCCCTCACTTTCTACAATTAAAAAGGATTGTAACTCGTATTAGCTACAACACTATTTCCTGTTTCGCTTTTTTTAACGACCCGCGCAGCAAAGGTCAAAGCGAGAGCATCCCCTTTATTTGGAGAAGGTAGCCCTCGGTCTTTCATATCTTTTTTACTTTCCAGTTGAATGCGACCATTCTTATCGATAATCGCTTCAGGCCCTACAATGTCATCATATAGGGCTTGGTCATTCGATGGAATAGAACCACCCTCACGGAGCCATTCTTTCATTTGGCCCCACATGTAAGCCCTCATATTGAGATATACAGGGTCATTACTCTTACCGCCAAACTCAATCAATCGCCATTTACGTCCTAATTGCTTACCGATAGAATATATCCCTGTACCATATCCCATATCAATGAATACGGCATCAGCTTTGTATTCGTCCTCGAATTGAGCAATCAATTGAGCCATGCGCCAGTCATCGTCATTTTTAGGAATCGACGCCAGCGACTTCATATAGTAGCCTTGACGCATTACTATTTCTAACGAATCAGAACCAGTCCACGCAGGATCCACACCAATGATTACTGGTAGATGTTCAAATTGTCCCGGCTTATATACTTGTTTTTGTGCCTTGTCAGCAATTTCCGTAGAGATAAACTGCAAATCTGATGCGGAAGGGAACACACCACGAACACGAATTTTTACAAAGTCAGAATCTTCACCGTAAGCATCAACCCATTGTTGCAATTGTGCTTTATTGGATATTTTCACTGTACGGCTATCAATTTGATACGTTTTCCAATAATCTCTATACTTTCTAAAACATTCACGGAACCGCCCACTATTTCGAGTAGGATTACCAAAGACACACCAAAGAATTTCTGTATTGGAATCCGTAAGGGCCCCTTCAGTAACTTCCCAAATCTTATCAGAAATAGCAGACGCTTCATCAAAGATAACCAATATCCGATTACCTTGATTATGAAGACCTGCGAATGCTTCCGGGTTCGAATCACTCCAAGGAATAGCATCTATACGCCAAGTTTTCTCATATTTTTTATCACTGCAAAATATTGCTGTTGCCGTGTAAGTAAATAATTCTTTACCAACAAACATGTTGTACCACTTGCCAAGTTCCGCCCATGTTTTAGATCTTAACTGTGTATCGGTATTTGCTGTTACAACGCCACGAGTATTTTCATGAGTAGCTATTGAAAATAGAGTAATCCATGATACATCGGCAGATTTACCGATACCATGGCCAGATGCGTGAGCAGTACGAATTGCAGTCTGTAAAGACTTACCTTTCTTTAATTGCTCGCCTAGGTATTTTAAATGTTCTTGTTGCCACTCATCCGGCCCCTCCATATTCTCCAATGGCGTCCCGGGCTCTCCCCAAGGAAAGGCAAAGTACACAAACCCCAACGGATCATCAGCAAATGATGCAAGTGCGTCAATCAGCTGTGCTTTGTTGTACTTCATTAGATCTACTCCGTGCTTTTTTCATACGGTCAGAAATATCAATTTCTACTTCTGCAGATAATTTCACCTTATCGGTAAATAGCATATGCCGTTTACCTAACAGTTCAGCTGCTTTCGTTTTATCGGCAACAGATACATCTAAACCAAACGCATCTTTTTCTTCACCACGCACAACCCTAGTCAAGTATTCCAGTACTTCATCAGCCGTTGCGATTGTGTCTTTGCTGCGTTCGTTCATGACTGCATCTATATATTGGCGCACGTTTACTTTTGTCAACAACTGACTAGCTTTACTTCTTGCCGTCTTTTCTGAATATCCAGCAGTAATTGCGCTTTGTGTCCCATTAGTGGTCTTAACGTATTCATCAGCGAATATGCGTTCTTTCTTAGTTAGTTTTTGTGCTAATTCTTCTATATTCGTCAATGTTACTCACCACCTTTATATGCCTTAACTAAAAATAGCAACACCTCATGTTGTTTGGTGCTGCTATACTCACTTTCTTTTTTATAGAGTTGTCCTTGTTTAAAGGTCTTACCCTTTTTATACTTTTCAGGGAATGCTAGCTTATACTCTTCTTCGTTGTACATTCTACTTACTATGTACACCTTGCAAGGCTTATCGTATTTGCTCCATGATTGCCTTGTATCTACAACGTACCGCCTACCATTCATCCGTAATGCGGTTAATAGTTTTCTTATTGTTGGTTGGTAATTCACATCCAACACCACACAATGGCCATTGCAATTAATATCGCACACATAATAGCTAAATAATCAATAATAGTCAGTAAGCTATCTCCACGATGTTCGTAAGCGTATTTTGCTTTAGCTTGTAAGTCTTTATTGTTCAAGTCCTTGGCTGCTTGTTTGAATAGTTTTCTATTTTCAATGAATTGTTTAATCGCTTTAATCATTTAAGCACTTCGCCACCTTTCCTTTTTAACTTGCCATGTGATCTAACACATAAACCACATGAATTTTTGCTTGCACTACCGTGTGTAATATATGTTTGACACCTGCCGTTGTATTCGATTGTTTTGGCAGTACATATGCCATGTTTGTCATTGTTTAGACAATGTTTTCTATCGCAATGTATCTGTGTCATTCTTATACCCCTCTGATAGATTTATACAAAAAATGAGATATATCCACGTAGATATACCCCATTATGTGATAGTTTTATTCATTTTTATTGTGTTGATTATTCAAAACCGAAGTTATACCATTGAACTCTTGTCAATGTAACACATAGGAATTAGCGTTCCTTCTAAAACTCTATATCGTGTTAAGTATCTAGAAAACAAATATAACTCCAGTTTTCAACAATCACTCAAAACTAGGCGCTTTGTTTATGACATGACAATTTACGCAATTTAGGTTTCAACTATGAAAAACAAAGTTAAATAGATAAAAGCGCCTAGTTTTCAATGATCATTACACACTCAATGCCAACAACTAACTATTATGAATCGTACTTGTGTTAGGTTAAGTAACAACAGAATATATGACTAAATTTGGAGGCCCAGTTAGTTGTCAGTATTCAGCATGTAAAAACCAATTAGGGTAGGTTCGTATTTAAAATCTATAAGCTATGTTGAAAATATTCGACCTACCCATATCAGTTTTGCAGTAAAGTTTTACAAATTTTGTCTTAACACATATTTCTGAAATTAGAAAAAAGTATTATGTTTCACTCATTAATCAATATATGGTTGCGCTACTACTTTGTGTCCATCGATGAATTGTCCCACACCACATTTTGCCCATATACAACAAAGGCGCACTCTTATATGGGTGCGCTTGTTGTTGTGTTTTGATTTACCTTTACAAGGAAAGAGTGAGTAAAGTCGCTTAGTGGCAACTTCTACATATATATTATACCTAATAGCAAAGTATAGGTATACTGACATTTACTGACATTTACTGACATTTACTGACATTTTGTGATATCTTTTTGGCTACTTCAATAAATGCTTCATCTCTATATCTCAAAGCTTGTCTTTCTTTAAAATGCTCTTCGTAAATTGCACATGCTTGTTGTGTAGTCATACCTAATATGTATTCTGCTCTTAATATCTTACTACCAATAGCAGCATGCAAATCGAATAACAAATCAGTTGCATCACATTTATACTTTTTTAACTCATCAAGCCGTCTACGGTGTTCCTTTTCTATGTCAATAAATCTTGCAACGCTATTTTCCAATCCACAAGGAACACCGCCACCACTTACCCTATCTTTTGAGTAATCAATAGCACTAATCGTTGTTATGTTACTTTGCAATTCCTTTATTTCCATCACCATTAACTCAAGGTCTTTATCTACTGTTTTTAACGGCTCTAGGTATTCCTTAGCACTATTTATTAATCTCTTTTCTTCCTTTGACAGTTCGCTCAAATACAAATCACCTCAATCCTTAAATGCGCCATTAATAGCTAGCATATAAACCAACACGCTCCATGCTACAAATATAATTGCATTTGCCCATCCATCTTTGGTATTACCTACTGCAATTAACAAACAAAAGAATAAAAAGTACATCATATATTTATACCTCTGCTAGTTTTACATAGTTCCACCATGATGTATTTTCAATTCTTTCTTTTGACCACGATGTTGCACCACTATCCCACGTATGCACTTTGCCAGCTTTATAAAATGCAAAATAACGCTTTCTCCATTCGCTTTCTTTGCAACTTCTAACCAATACAGGTGTATCAACTGGTACTTTCGACCAGTCAACAATACCTAATTCTTCTGCGATGTCTACTAAGCTATTTTTATCAATCTCAAGCATTATTTCACTTATGTTATTAATACACCTTGTAGTACCACCACTTGTTATTTCTAATATACCTTGATTCATAATTGGCTTTTTCGTTGTTAAAAATGCAGTACCACCAACATTTTTAGCATAATATCGCCACCCAGCATCATATAACTTTTGTAGTACCCATTCTTGACCTTGTTTATCTGTGATCATACTCTTTTGACACCCCTCATCCTCAAACAAACTTTTCGCATGCCGTTTCACACTCTCTAATTCTTCATTCGTTGGATTTTCAACATCCCATAAAATCCACTTAAACATAACATTCTTTTCTTTGTAATCGTAGTAGAATGTACATTGCATTCCACACGTTACTATACGTGGTCTACATATATCTCCGTTAAGTTTTATCGCATACTGATTATAATTTATAACACTTCTGTAATTAATCATACACACCCCCATATTGTTTATCGATTTCATATCTATATTGTGATATAACTCGTTTCTTTATATCCAATGACAATTGTTCCAATGTAAGTTTTGCAGATTTTAATTCGATCATTGATATTTCTATACCGATATTTATGTTGTTCTTCTTATAAACAACTCTAAATCTACCGAAATCAAAATCAATCTTAGGTTCAAGTAAATCATCCTCATAAACAAATGTTAAAGCACGTTGTAAAATATAAATTGCATCTTCCATCCCAAGTATACGTATATCATCATAAATTCTCATACTCACCTCTTATGATAGGGCGGATATTTCACCGCCCATATCCTTTACTTATTGCACAACGGCAAGAATAACATTATCATTATGCAAATCAACAATACAAACGACCAAGCCACCAATCCAATTACCACACTTTCAAACATTCTATCTTTCATGATAGTTTGATTTGCCTTTAACATTGCCAAATGCCTTTCCGTGGCAAGTCTTGATATTATTCGCTCATTTTCTATCCTTGCGATTTCATACTCAATCTTTCTTCTTTCGATTTCTCGTTCAATCTCATTCATCAGATTTAGCACCACCTATTAACGCTTGTTTAATCATTTCTCAGTACTACCATAACCGCCAGCACCACGTTCTGTTTCGCTTAACTCGTCTACTTCTACTACATCGACCATTGCTACTGGTACGATAATTAGTTGTGCGATGCGATCACCTCTAAATATCGTATAGTCATTACAAGATACATTCTCATATGCAATGCTTAGTTCACCTCGATAATCAGCATCAATAATACCTACACTATTGGCACATCGTAGTGGTGTTTTGCTCATGCTACTTCGTGGCACAAGTAAACCCATATGCCCTTTTGGTATTTCCACCGCCACCCCTAGTGGTATTTTCTTTTGACTATCCGCTGGTATTTTGATGTGAAACGGACAATATAGGTCTAACCCAGCTGCATCCTTACTACCTCTTGTTGGTAGTTGTGCGTATTCATTCATCAACTTTACATTCATGTTTCACCTCGTTGCTCCATTCACTTTCTTTATAGATACGGAAGAAATCGTCCGCTTTCATTACTACTAACCACGGCTTGTTGCTTTTCTTCCAAGCCACTATAGGTATATCGCCATTGTTTGCTTGTTGCGCATCGTGTTCCGCTTGCTCGTAAGCCTTGCGAACATTCAGATTTTCAACGAACTTTACTTCTTGATGTATGTTTGGCAGTCCTACACAGTCCGATGCATCACCTGTATTGCCACAATACTGTGCAGTTCTACGGACTTTATCGAACCCATGCGACCTACACACATCTCTCCACATTCGTTCACCTCTAGCACCTTTTTGTTTACTGTTTATTAGCATTATCTATTCACCCATTTCATACATCCTATCCTCATATAATATTCTTTTTCCTTTTCATTTAACTTAATAGAACCTTTTCTTCGTTTTGCCCTTTTAATAAAACCACCAACTTTGTATACTGGTTTATCAAAGTAAGTTCCACTATATTCATCAATTAGAATTAAGCCAGCACTGCCAAGCATTTCATCAATTACATCCCAATGATCATCATATAAACTTCTAGGAACTGCATAATACAAATACATAACATTATGATTGTCATGGTAACGTGCTTTCTTAAAGTCGTTACGGAAATCATTTATATTTGTTTTTATTTCGACTTCTGTTAAGTGCAATGTATTAAGATTGAAGTAGATGAAATCAGCCTCATAAGGCGCTTTCTTAACACCACTCATTAACACATTAGGCACACATACATTTTTAAGAAATAAATGTTGTCCTAATGCGTATTGGATATCTTGCTCTGTCACGCACTCACCCCTCTACATATTGTTCACATCGTTTTAAAATATCTTTTACTAACTCCAACGGAATATGCGACCTTGTGTTATATCGATTAATACCTTTGATATTCATGCTTTCAAATTTAATGTTGTTCCTAACATTATCTTTTAATAACTTCAAATCGATATTGCTGCCAAACTTTGTTGGTTTCTTAACTGGGTAATCGTAGTTATTGTAATAAGTTAGATTTTCATACAGAATGTTAAACCCTATCACATTTGCTATATATTCCCATATCCGCCCATATGCTGGGTTTTCAATCACGAATACTTTAGGTTGATAACGCTCAATGATTTTTAATGTATTGTAGATACACATCTCACCATTGATACGTGTCAGGAATGACTTATCATACTTGAATTGGTAATTTTCATAATCAGCTTGATTTCTGATTGTGAATTTACTTCCTTGTTCATACTCACCAAATAGATTTATCGTCATATCCTTTTCTTGTTTCCAGCAAGCGTTTCCGCCTTTCATCGCACTTGCCACGCTCCAGCTTTCACAAGGTGGACTAGCTAGAATAACATCAGGTCTATCTAGCTTATCCAACTGTTCCCATAGTGCGTTGGGTTTGTGTAGCGTATTAATTGCCAGGTCTTGGTTTATGCACGCATCACCAATTCCTATTGATGTGATCGTGTGTTGCCCCCCCCATATTCACGTTGTATTCATCTACCGCTTGACGATAGCAGCCGTTGCCATCATCAAATAATCCCCATATATTCATCAATATACTTATTCACCTTTAATACACACATTTTTAGTTTCCTTAAAAAAGACTAACCATACTGTTTTACCTCTACGTTGGCCAAATATTGGCTCACTAGGAAGTAACCCTTTAACCATTGGTAACTTGATTTGTTCCTCATTCCACTTAAATATCATCGTTCCATTTGGTTTTAGTACTCGCCAACACTCAGATAAGCCTTGTTTAATATCCTCTTGCCATGTTTGTTCTAATCGTCCATATTTCAACGCTAGAAATGATTTATCGCCAGCTTTTAATAAGTGCGGTGGGTCAAACACTACAAGGTGAAAACTTTCATCTTCAAAAGGCATCTTGCGAAAATCTGCGATCACATCAGGTTTTACAATCAACTTCCTACCATCGCATAGCGTTGTGTCTAATGTGCGGTTATCCATATAAACAGTTTCTTCATGTTCTCTATTGAACCAGAACATTTTAGAGCCACAACATGCATCTAGTATTTTCATTTTTTATACCTTTTTTTCAAAAGGGTTTATACTTTCAAGCACTACAAAAGATGTATTGTTGTACCCGTGGCGTTTTTCCCATTTACGGAATACCGCGGTTAATTCTTCTTGTAATTCGTCTATATGTTCTTGTTTTGCATCTAAAAGGTAATCTTCCGACCATTCCTCAATTTCATCGTCTAAATCACCATATACAATCTCTTCAATAACTTTGTCAGCATTAACAGTAGGGACATAATAATATGGATTTCCAACCCTAATCTGCGGTACTTCATCGGCTGGATAAGCATCTGCAAAATCTTTTACAGCATCTTCAATACTTTTTTGTGGATACCCTACATATTCACCAAGGCACCAGCACCACTCATTCTCGTTTTTTACTAGCATTTTTACCACCTCTTAAAACGGAACGTTTTCATCATTGCCTTTATCATCTGCAAAATTTTCAAAGTTACTTTCCGTTGCTGTATCATTCAATGCGGATACACCAACGAAACCGGCGATTACTTCCGTAATGTATTTCTTTTGTCCGTTGCTATCTTCATAAGAACGTGTTTGAATACGCCCCTCTACGAATAGGCGGTTTCCTTTGCGGTAGTTTCCTACTGCTTCGCCTAGCTTCCCCCATGCTACACAGTTGACGAAAGCAGTTTGTTCTTTCGTTTCATTATTGCTATCAACAAATGTATTGCTTGCTGCTACATTGAATGTGGCTACCGCTTTTCCGCTTTGTGTATAACGGACTTCTGGATCACGTGTTAAATTACCTAAAATTTGTACTGTATTCATAATTCTCCTTTACTTACCAATAACTAAGCTGGTTTAGCTCTACTTCAACTTCATTAGTTTTGACGTCATAGTTCGGATGAATATGGCAATCTACTGTTGCCTCATTCCTCATGATTTCAAGTAAGTTTTCAATCTTTACTCTTGCCTGCGCCTCATTATTTGCCAGCACTTGAAAACTAACATTGAAACTAACGTTTACACTTACATCAAACTCTTTCACTCTTTCTTTCACGTTTAACCCCCTATTGCTTGTTTCAATAATGCTTTACCTTTGTCTGATATTTTGCTTTTGTTGATTATTTCTGTTACATCAACTGGTTCTTTTGCTACCTCTACCAAGTTTCCTGTAGATGTCATTTCTATTTGCTTTTGACCAGCACCAATCAATGCACGTTCACGTTCTGCTTTTTCTCTTGCTTTTAATAACAAGTGATTGTCTTTAATTGAATTAGACAATCTCAATCGCTCACGTTCTCTTATTTCTTGCGTTTCGTAGTTCTTAACAAACTGCGCCCTACATGATGTTTCGTTGAAGTTATCTCCGTTTTGAGGGTCAAACGATTTCCAAATTGCTTTGGCACATTGTTTTGTTAAACCCTCTAACTTGTCTAACCCCTTTTCGTAGCCATATGATCTAGCTACTTGATACACCCTTTCCCATGCATCTTGTGCAGTCGGTAGTTCCTCATGTGCATTTACAAAGGCACTTAATGCGGAACATTCCTCTCTAATTTCTGCAATCGTTGGTAAAAATTTACAACGATTAATCAAGTTCGCTACAGATTGTTCTAACGTGATTGGATTGACGTTTGAAAGCATTGATACGTATAGTTTCATGCGTTCCTTTGACATATCAGTACTGTACCCTATCTGTAACATTGATAGTGCTTTCACTATCTGTTGCTGATTGTTCATATTCTTCCATCAACTCCTTTACTACGTTGATTGCATTTTCCTTGCTATTCTTTTTAGAATTAGGTTTTCTGTATTCGCTACGTTCCCAAGTTCTAACTGCTGCTTTCCAATCTTTCATGGAGTTCTTGCCTACTTTCCATCCGTTACTTTCGTAGTAGTCAAAGAAATGTTCAGCATTTACATTGTTATTGCGTTCGATACAGTATTGTTTAATGTCAGAGATGGTCGGTTTTTCAAAACGCTTGCGTTTTGTTGTAGTGCTTTTTGCACTACTATCTATCTCTAACTCTTTCTCTATCTCTAACTCTTTCTCTATCTCTTTCTCTCCGTTACACAAATGTTTCACTTTCGTTACATCGGTGTTACATTGTAACGCTTTTTGCTTTTCTCTATACTTGCGAACCCTACTAGCTACTGCGGTTTCACATCCTGTACTATCTTTTGTATCAGGCAAGTAGTATTCCTCATCAGAACACATTTCAAGCAGTCCGCTTTTAAGTAAGTATTGTACAGTGATTTGCACATTCTCTTCTTTTTCATCAAGATCTAATGCGAGCTCTGATGCAAAATCATCTTCAAGTCCGTCAAAGTAAAGTTTTCCATCACTCATGATTGAACGTAGTAACATTTTGAGATAGATAATTGTGTAGGTATCACCACCTGCAATCTTTCTCAATCGTTTAATTTCTTTTCTTTGGAAGAAGTCTTTGTGCAACTTCAACCAAAAGTATCGTTTTGGTTCGCTCATATGCTAATCATTACTTTTACCAACGCAGGCATATTTAACATTTGGGTGCGTTTGTTCAATTACATCTAACACATCTTTCAATTCTGTAATTTCTTTTTCATTTACTTTGTATTCGGCTTGTGTTTGTTCTAATTTCTCAATGCGTTTTTTAACATATAGTTCAACAACATCAATTCTTTTCATATTGTTTCATCCTTTCCATAATGATTGTTTCTAGCTTTAATTTGGTTTCCTTTGCAAATACTCCGTGTGCTAAGTTCTCATGGCAATATCTACACAAACACGCTAAGTTATTTAGTTCGCTTGTACCGCCTCTACCTCTAGGCAATATGTGGTGTACCTCAGTAGCAGGTGCGCCACATATTACACAACACGGATAGCCATCTATACTATCTCGTTCGATAGCTTGTGGTCTTGTGATTTTATAGAGTTTATCATCATTCCTTTTTCGCTTGTTCATTCCCCCACTCCTTAACCAACGATTGAATGTAATCGCTATCATCAAGTTTTATTCCCAGTTGGTTACACTCATCAACCAAGCAATCAATAAGCCTTTGCATCTCTGCAACTGTGTATGCTGATGATCCGTGGTAGCACATGATGTTGTGATAACCTTTGATGCTTTTACACTCGCCAGCATCTTCGGCTATCCAGCCAAGGCCGTGTGATTGCCATATTTGAATGTATCTTTCTATGGCATCTTCACGGACTGGAACATATGTGAAATGACTGCAATCTTTGATTGCTTTTCTATATACATCTTCCTTAGACATATACGAATGGTTACTCATGACTTCCGCTATCTTTTGACATAGAACCCAGCAATATGCATTAGCGTTCATACTACGTGATTTTGATTTCTTTTTGATTTCAATCACGTATTCTTTTTCTTTATCTAATTTCGCTAGATCATTGTCATGTGGTGCAGGTATTACTACCATTACACCTAGTGGACTACGAAGTATATCAATATTACTTGTTGTCCACTTCATAGCCTTTTACCCAGTCATAAAGTTTAGACATTTGGTCTCTTGTAACGTTATCAATCACACCAACACCAAACATTTCTGTTAATTGGTGTGCTACTTGTTCTTCACTTAACCCATGTTCACTTGCCATCTTTAATACGATTGCATAAGCATTGTGAGGGTCAAATTCTTTTTCTTTCTTTTCCTTTTCTGCCACTGCATTGATTTTTGTATCTTGTAAACCTCGATATACATCAGCGCCTACACCAATCATTTTTGCTGCAGTACCTAATGCATCGGTAACCGCCATCTTGAATGCCTCATCATTTCCGTGGTAACCATTTTTATCTTTGTAGATTAAGAAATCACCACCATAACCCGGAATTGGTTTACTCCATTCATCGCCATCTTTGATGTATAGATTTACTTTTACATAAAGCATCGTTTCGCCAGTAGCCTCTACTAATACTTGTTCCGTATCTACAATGTCAAAGTACCAACCAACACCACACATACCATAAACTTCGGTTAATATTTCCCATCTCCATTGTGGAGAAATATCATACTTGCCTTTAAGTTTCCCAAAGTCAATTATTTTTAACGCTGATTGCGGTACAGTTTTTACCGCATTATATCTACTATCCATCTATACCTCTTTGTACTTGTAACCACGCATTTCTAAGAAATCAGTTAAATCTTTTGCATCATCTTCTGTTAAGTCATAAACAGTTACTGTTAAACCAACTTTTGTTTCTGCCACTTCAACTATTTCAATTGGTTCATTTGTGATACTTGCTCGTGCAGCCTCTTCCATTTCGTTACGCTCTGCAAATTTTGCATTGATTAACTCTCTAGCCTGATCTAACGGCATATCTTTTACCGCATCCCAACATTCATCAAATGTGATTGGTGTTGCTAGTTCGTATTGTTGATTACAAGTATCTACAACGAACTCAATCATTCCTTTTTTCTCTGCTAAAATTTGTTTGTAGTCATCGTCTGATTGTTGGCGCTTTGCAATTTCAATCATCATTCCCTCAATAGAGGTTTCAATGTCTTTCATCTTTGCCGTTTTATTTAACCAGCGTTTATCATGTTGAAGTTGATTTGCGTATTCTTCACGCACTCCATATTTCTCAACCATCTTTTCAATAAACTTGTTAATGGCATCAGTTTTTGCTTGCACCTCTTTTTCATCAAAGTATTTGATTTGTTCTGCAAGTGGTTTTTCTGCATCGTAAACAACTTTCAATACTTCATTTACTTCTTCCTCAAATAACTCAATTGGTCTTTTGAGTTCTCGTTTTTTCTCTTTACAGAATTTATCAAGCGTTGTTCTATACTTAACGATTTCGTTTTTAGCACTTACCATGTCCTTATAGTTTTCTTCTGTTACTACAAGGCCTTTATATTTTTCTAATTGTTCCTCAAAGTAAGTTTTGATTTCGTCTTTATTCCATTTGAATACTTGTTCGTTTTGACTAACAATAGGGGTTAAATTTATTTCCATTTATTTCTCCTTACTTTTTAAAATTTGAATAATGTCATAAAAAGGATCTTTACTATCCATATCTTTATAATGTTCGTCAAAAATAATTTGTTTTTGATACGTTTGCATTGTTCCGATGCAAACTTGAAGATATAAGACTTTGTTATCGTCTGATATATTTTCTTTAACAAATCCAATTGTTGCACCAAGAAGTACTGCTAATACTTCTTCATTATTTTCAAAACTGTCTTTGTTATAGCTAATACCTATCTTTTTATCTGGATTAGCTTCATCTATTAAGATTTCAATGCGCTTCATTTGTCCTCCGTGGTATAATTACCTTAGGTTTTTACCTAGCCCGCTAGTCTTTCCAATTGCTATTAGCGGGCGTTTTCTTTTTCATATACATCGGCGCACACCCAAACAAGTCCGCCTGTAATGATTTGCAATAAGAATTGAACAAACCCAATTCTATCGATTTCTAGGCTTCCCATGGATCCAATAATCCATATGAAAGCCGCCCATTTTAAAGCAGTAATCATAACTTCAAATCCCCTCCTACCATAACCAGTAAATCACTGGTTATTTTTCTTATAGTATTTTTAAGTTTTTCGTTTTCTTTAAGTAAGCTATCACGCTCCCTTTCTAACTTCCTGTATTGTAGTGGACTGTATTCGTCTACGATCCCCACAAGTGCGTCTACATCTTTCTTATTGAAACGTACTCCGGGGAGGTCTTTTATTTCACGTAGGATGCCGCGTTCCCTAAGATTGTTGACACTACTTTCACTGCATTGAAGCAGTTCTGCAACATCCTTTATTGTGTAAACAACAGGATCCATTAGTCTTTATCTTCATAAATAACTTTTGTATGACTACTTACCAAAGGGGTCCGTTCGTCACGTTCAGAAATAAATGCTTCATTATCACGAATAGTTACTTCACGATAATTTCCATCTCTAGTCGCTTTATTCTTTAAAAGTGCAGTAATCACTTTAATGGGCCCTCGTAGTTGGCCTTCAAAAGTCTGTTCAAAACTTGCGGATTCTATTGATTGTTTAGAATCTGGATATTTCTCATCTAGTACTTCATACTGTCTAATTAACTCTGGAAGTATTTGCGGTGTAGCTCCTGTTTCCATAATGTACAGTATGTATCTCTTTAATTGTTTTTTAATTTCTTGCATAATGTGCCTCCATTTTTGCCATTCTATCTGCTTCACGACATTCTCTGATTTTGCCGTGGATAGATTTTCTGCATAACTTACTTGCATGTCGTTTAGCAAAGTATTCTCTAATAATTTTTCGCCAGTACTCGGCATACTTAGCGTTACGACCTGCCCACCCAAATACAGTTGATATGTTTCCATAGACCTTGTTGGCTACTAATAGGTCTTTTTGATTTTGTACTAGCATGTTTCATCTCCTTTGTATTACTTTTAAAATATTATTGATGTGATTTTAAATCACTATACTTTTTAAAAAAAATAGACTTAACCTCAAGGTTTGATAAATGTAAGATTTCTGTTAATTTTGCAATTTCAGATGCCGTAAATTCGGTTACTCCATTGATTTTATTGTATAGTGTGTATCTTGTAATATTAAGCTGATTTGCTATCCACGAGATACGAAATCCTTTTTCAATAATCACGTCTTTTAAACTCTTCATCTATTCACCCCCTTTTATAACGTGATTTTTAATCACACCTATAATATACCCTAAGGGTGATTATGTGTCAACAATAAATTACAAAAATGTTGATTTTTTTTCACATATATAATATATTTACCTTGTAAGGGGCATTAAAAAGAAAGGTAAAACCTATGAAACTATATGCCAATATCAAAGCTTTACGAGAAAAACTAGAACTATCACAAGAAGAATTAGCTCGTCAAGTAGGCTATAAAGATAGAACAAGCATTGCTAAAATTGAAGCTGGGAAAATTGATATACCACAATCTAAAATTTATGCATTTGCAAAAGCCTTGCATGTTTCTCCAGAAGAGTTAATGGGCTTAAATAATGATTCATATTATATAGATCCTGAAGTAGCGGAATACGCAAATAAATTGAAAGACAATCCTGATATGCGATTACTATTTGATGCTGCTGAGGATATGTCAAAAGATGATATTGATTTTGTAGTTAATTTAATTGAGGGGTTAAAGAAACGCGAAGGGAAATAATCATGTTAAGTAATTATCAAAAAGATGAAATAACTCAATATTGTATAAATTATGCGCAAATTCCATGTTGTTTTTCTATTTTTATTGCCGGATTTATTGCCACATTGATTTATTCATTTACAAAAGATTTTTACGCTGTATTTATAGCAATGTTTATTCAATCCACCATTACCGCAATTGGGCTATGGTATTTAATAAAGAAAGAAATTCATAAGTTATTTTTTCACATTACCGGTTACGATAAAATACATTGGGAAAATGACATAGATTAAACATTGAATAAAAAGGGAGTGCGTTGTTATGTCTATTAATTTAATTTATACGCAATTAAAGAAAACACAAACAGCAGTAGTACGTCTTAATGAAGATGGCAGTCATTCAATACTGGTTAATTTAAATAAGCCATTAGATGCTCAACGAGTTAGTATACTACACGAATTAGGACATATTAAACACGATGACTTTCATTCTAAGGAACATATCAATTTAATAGAACGGATCGCTCATGATAGAGAATTAGATGAAGATATAGATGAGGAATTCTTTTATCACGTGGTTAATAACAAGGACGTGTAACTATGCAATGCAATATGACGGTTCGCAAAAAAGATGGCAATTACCAAATAATTGTCAGCTATAAAGACGGTATAAAATGGAGGCAAAAATCCAAACAGGGTTTTGCTACTCAAAGAGAAGCAAAACTTTATGGGCAAAAAATTATTGAGGAATTAAAAAAGACTGTCACCAATCCACTTGATGACAGTCTAAAAGATATAACACTTATTCAGTTTTATCAGATTTACATTCGGGAAAAGATTAATATATCCGCCAATTCAGTACTGATCTACAATAATATCATGGAGAAATATTGTGAGCCCTTACATGACAGAAGAATGCGTGATATTACCCATTCCGATATTTTTACATTGATTTCTAATTTGTCAAAATCAGCGGCAAGTAAAAATTTGTGTATTGTATTACTACGTGCCGTTTTTAATTATGCTATCAATCCATATCGGTTAATTCGCAATAATCCATGTGCCGCCATTAAGAGATATCGTAAACAAAGTACACGATCAATCACAACAATTCCAATAGAAGATATGGACATGCTTTTACATAATATTGAACATAGTCACCCAACGTATTATTTGTTATGCAATATAGCAAGATATACAGGCGCGAGGTATGGTGAGATTATAGCATTACAATGGTCTGATATAGACTTTGACAATAATACTATATCGATTTCTAAGCAATGGGCACAATGTGAACGTAATAAATATGACTTTAAATTACCAAAAAGTAAAAATAGTATTCGTATAATTCCTATTCCACCTATACTTTCTAATTTATTAAAACAGCATCAATGTAACGGATCGGATAGATTATTTCCATTTCGCACTAGTCGAAGCAGTCAATTAAATGAACTGATTCAACGGTTCCTTCCCGGAAAATCAATTCATATGTTTAGACATACATACGCTACTACATTATTAGGCAATAATGTAGACATACAGACTGTTGCCAGTTTACTTGGAGATAATATAAATACGGTTATTAAAACATATATCCATTTTTCAGATGAAATGAGAAAAAATGCTGCGGATAACGTGGCAAATATTTTTGGTTAATTATTTTTGACGATTATATGACGAAAATCTATAGAGCCCTATTTATCAACGTATTCTATAGCTTTATTTTATAATATATGTATTATACCATTAAAAGAGACTAAATATAATAGAAATAATAGCACCCACTAAAATAACAACAGTTGCGACAGTGAGAATGATGCTGCCAAAGAATACAACAGCAGCCAAAATAATCCCTAAAACAATGAACAATATAATTCGACTAAGCCAGCTTGTACTATTAAAGCTATACACCTTAACTTTCGGTTCATATTGATTGTTTTCATCGTAATATTGTTGCTCGTCATTGATATTGGTTGGCGTTGAATTTACATGGACGGAATCGCCTACCTCTTCAATAGTTACACCATCAAATTCTCGTCTCTCATCATCGGATAATACGCGTGTATTAGGTTCACCAGAATAGGTACTGCGACTATAAGTATCATCTGATTGACTATTTCTATATGTATTTTGATTATTGTTTATATTGTGTTGATCATTCAT